AAAAGTTATGTCTGCATTTGTAACCGCGCATGTAAAGTAGAAATAAGGCGCAGGATAAGCAAAAGGCAAATAAGGAAATGGATCATAATAATTTGAAGTGACTGTCTTTGTGCCGTTAAAGGTTGACGGAACGCAGCCGCTAATTACGACACTTTGATCAGCCACAAATGAATTTGGCTTCTGTGTTATGTAATAGGCAACGTTATTTTGTAAATAAACAGCTGCAATGGCATTTTGATTTGCAGTAAGCAACGGCAAAATAACCTGCTCGGCCGAATTTATTATAGAGTCAAGATAAGCGTCACTGTATAAAGAGACAGAGACGCCCAACACTGTGCGCAGTTGTGAAGCTGTGATAATGCTAGGCATCTCTGTCCTTTCGTGATCGACTGGCCTAGATACGGGAGCGCACCTAGGCCATGCTTATTTTTTAGGTTAGGTTAAAGCGACGTAGGCCACCGGCAAAGACGGCTTGAGCTGCAATGTAACCGTAGAGCATGATTTCAATTTCGCCTGTTGTTGGCACGTTTGTGGCCAATTGAAGCGCAGGAGACTCAAAAATCTCGATTGAGCGAGGCTCGATGATGAATGCTGACTCGTCGATTGAAGTTGCAACCATGTTTGGATCTACATAGTAGTCAAGTCCAAGTACGTTTCCGCGAATGCTTGTTGGCATTGCAGATCCAGCGTTATTCATAGGATTTCCAGCGTTGTAAATTGGACGTCCAGTTGTATCTGTTGCACCAAGTAAAGTGCTCCAGATAGAAGTGCCCGAAACAAATGATTTTGCTGTGCGCTTTGTTGCTGTGTATGCAGCTGGCGCTTCTGTTGAAACAAATGAGATCAAGCCAGCTGAGTCTGCCGCTGTTGCTGTTGCCTGTGTTCCGCCAGCTGTAATTTGTGCAATTACATATTGGTCAGTTGCTTGAGCGTAACCGTCGCGTAGATTCTGGAGCATGATTTCATAAAAGCTCGGATCTGACCGGTCGAGGAGCTCGACTGAATAGCGTTGAAACCCGGCTTTTTTGATAACTGTCGCATTTACATAGCTAGAAGTGATCGCGGTTGTTCCTGTTGGATCTCCGCCTTCTGCCACTGTTGCAGCTGTTGAGTTAGCAGTAATTTTTGGAATAGACACTGTCATTCCGTATGTGCTCAATGGACGTGTTCCACCGCAAGCGTCAATTACTGGACGATCAGCGTTTGTGTTTTGTGCAACGTCGCGAACATAAGATACCGGCGAAAACGCTGGATTTGTTGTGAATGAGTCGTCTGCTGCCTTGATGTACTGGCGAGAGTCTTCATTGCCTAGCGTTGCCTTGATTGAATGCTCAAGGTATGAACCACCGCTGACAATTGGTGAGCGTGGTGATGAGAAGTAGAGCGGACGAGAAGCCTCGACCTTTTCGACTTTGGAAGCCTCAACCGTTTCGGCTGGGACTTCTGGAACGGCTGTAGGTGTTTCCACTTGCTTGTCTCCTTCGGTTGGTTGTTCATCTGCTTCCAATTCGGACTCAGAATTATTGTTTTCACTAGCTGCAATCGCAACCTTTGCGCTGGCAATGGCTGGATCGGTGACAAGTGAAACCTCTTTGAGCGCACTTGCGCTAACTACTAAAACGCCGTCAACGTTTTTATATTTTTGAGCAATTACGCCCACGCTAAATCCGTCGCGCAATCCAGTTGAAGCTTCGACCAAGGCGTCAGATCCCGCGGTGGTATTACCGATAGAAAACGTCGCGTAAATACCTTCTTCATCTTCTTCGTAGCTTTTAAGAAATCCGATTGGTGCTTCCCGGCGGTGCTCAAGTAGAAGCTTGGTGCTGTCGCTAAAAGTAATTGAACCTTTTTGAAACATAGTTGATCCAGAGCTAGTCACGCCTTCTTCATTCCACGTGACAATGCGACCAGATAACTCGCGCTTTGGAAAATCTGTGGCCTCGACTTTGATTGAGAAGTCCACTTTGATTGGTTTTTGTATGCTGTATGTCATCTGATCATTTCTTCCTCTAGTCGGATTTCATCTGAAGTCAAAGCGCCAATATCGTAAAGAATTTTGTAAACGTCTGCGCGTTCTTTTGCAGATCCGCGCAAGTAATCGTCCAAATCAAATTTAACTTCTTGGCTTGCTGGCACAAAGTCATTTGGCATGCCAGTCATTGACAATCTTTCCTCAATCGCTGTCATAATTGGACGCAGCGAAAAGTCAAGCAAAGATTGACGCGCTAAAGTTGCGTTGCTGTAAGTCATGCTCGATCCTGACTCAGCGTCAACGTAATAAGCCGGAATGCCTGTGACCCTGGCTAATTCTGTTGACACGTAGGATCTAGCTTGATTTAACTGCAATTTTTCAGGATCAAAACCAAGTGTCTGCAATTCAACGTCAGCATTTAAAAACGCTGTTGAACGATTGCGACGAGCCTGACCCCAAGACTCAAGCAATTTGGCAATGCGATCAGCTGGCAACGCTGTGCCGTTAGATTTCAAAACCATTGTTGGGACTGGTTCGCGCGCGTACATTGTCGCAGCGCGTTCCAATTCTGCTCCAGCTTTAATTGTTCGACCGGCACGATTTAAAATGCCTTCATCTACGCCATAGAAAACTGCCAAGCTGCCCGGACCTTCGTAAGGTGCTGGAATTGAGTCCACGCAGTAATACTCGATCTCTGTGCCCATTGCATTTGTTTTTATTGTTACGCGTGTTGGATCTATACGCTCAGCGCTGCGAATGCGATATGTGTCTGCATAAATTTCCAAAATGCGCATGTAGCCGTAGCCGTATAGCAATAAATCCTCTGCAAGCCATGCGTACGTTGCAAAGCCCGGCACACGTGGATCTGGTTGGTTAATACATTTTGGCGGTGTCTCAACGCGAGCACCGTCTTGCTTTGTGCGCACTTTTAGCGGAATGCTGGCCACACTTGACGAGATAATATTGCGAGCGCGAGCGCACGTTGGCACTGACATAAATTCAACGCGTGAAGCTGTAATACCGGCGACGCCATAAATATTGTAGAGCGAGCTAGTGACATTTACTGGAGCTAGTGAAGCCTCGATGTCAGAGGTCGCCGCTGGCGCTTGTGTTGTGACTGTGCGCGAAAATAGACCCATGTGGCAAAGTGTAAAGGTGGCCTATACACCTAGGCTGAGAAAATGTCGATCTCCATTTCAGGGCGTGTCGCAAAATGTGTCGCCAAAGCTGAGGCAACAGCTGCGCAAACCGCAACGCTTGAGGCGCGCCGTCCGATAATCCAGCCGCCGTCGCCCATTGGTAATCTGACGGCCGATAGTATCTGCTTGGATAATTCTGCCTGTTTTCCATGCATAAGCCGCTTTGAGGTAATCGCTCCCAGCAATTCGTCGCAGCTTTGCCCGTATAGCGCGCCGTCAATGTCAATCACTGGAATGCCGGCGGGAGCTAGTCGAGCAGCTACCGCAGAGCTTGTCCGTTTGCTAAAGGCCACGTATTCAACAGGATATTTGCGAGCATAAGGCGCAATGTCATTGGCAATAGCTTTATCATCTAGCGAAATTGGATTGTGCCAAGTGTGCAGCAATTTAATGATGAAGGTATCGTCAGGATTTTTCTGGGCTGCCACCAATGCCCCGTCTCTACGATCCGGCGAAAGATCAAGGCCAAACCAAGTCACCTTTTCAACGTCAAGCTCTACCTCAAAGCCGCCGCACTCGTTCCATTCCTTTGCCGGTATCGCTCCGCTAATTGTGTTGACCCAGCGACAAAGCACCTCAGTCTGAACCACGTCAGCGGGATCATTTAAGACCGCGCGGATATTGTCCTCATGGATTGTGTGGCCAAGTGCTGGATTACTAGCGACCCAGTTTTTTTCGTCGGTAATTTTGTCTGAATAAGCCGACCATTCAAAATAGGCAATGTCGTCCTCAGATCCAGCCGCACTTGCTTGGCCTCGATCTCGCAGCTGATTGAGGATTAAGCTGTGTTGATCGCCAGCATTTGAAAACGTCCAGAGCTGAGGATTTTTTGCAGCCATCATTGTGTAGCGCATGGCAGACCAAGCCTCAGTGTCTTTGAGTTGACGCGTCTCGTCCATGTACACCGTCTCAGGCTTCGCAAAACCGCGAGCAGCTGCATTCGCTGCTTTGACCACGTAGCGAGCGCCAGATTTTAGTTCGATTTCCTCTGACCCATGAGCCCAGCGGATTTTCTTAACGTGTTTTGCCAAAGCTGGATTGCTTTCGATTAAATTGACAATGTGTCGGAACGTTTCAAGTGAGGTTGTCAGTACGTGAGCACTGCCCAGCTGTAGCGGCTCATTCCACAA